AGCGCGGACCGGTTCGCCATCGTCAACACCATCGCCGGCGGCGCCATTTCGGTTCCGTTTGCGGTGCAAGGTGGGCAGGTGTTCATGAACTCCGCGTTCATCCAGGACGGCACGATCACCAACGCCAAGATCGGCAGCTACATCAGTTCGACCAACTACATCCCCGGCCAACAGGGCTGGATTCTAAACAAAGACGGAACGCTGGAGATCAACGGCATCGTCCCTGGTCAGGGGCGCCTGGTGATCAACTCGTTGAACGTATCGGTCTACGACGCCAACAACGTGTTGCGTGTCCGTCTCGGTTATCTGGGGTAATCAATGGCTCTATTCGGCCTGCGTGTTTTCGACGAGAACGGTCAGCTTGCCATGGATACCAACTCGTTTACCTATCAAGTGCTCTGGCAGGGTGTGATCGATTTCAGCGGGGGCACGCCCAGCTACACGATCAGCATTCCGGGCTTCAACCCGGCTAACTGTGTGTTCATGATCATTCCGACCAGAGCGCAAGACGTGCAATCGGCAGAGAACGATGGGTTGGGAAACATCAAATCTTATCCCTACGTCACCACCGCCGTGGGGCAAGTAACAGTTTTGCCGAAAAATCCATCAGCTGCTGCAGGTGTCACTCAGACTCGGATTGTCGCCAAGGGCTACGCGATAAGGTTCTCGTCATGAGCTATGGCTTTCAGAGCATCAACGACAACGCATTTGTTCAGATTGACTCCGAGGCACCCCGGCTATGCATGCTGACCAAGGGTTCGTATTCAGGCAGTGGTGACGCGACCGGCATTTTCGCCCGGCCCATAACGAGCCTGGACCCACCTCTGGTGTTCATCCGTCCAGATGCTGGAGTGTTGCAGGTTCCGATATCCGTGTGGTTCACCGGCGGTCCGGGCAACTGGACCGGTTTCTCGATGAAAGCTTCGGTCGTCAATGCCAGTCTCAGTGGGCAGTATTTTGCCGCAGCCTGGTCCTCGATGGGCACGGCGGCGTATGGACTGCGGCTATGGGATCAGAACGCCGCCCTGGTGTACGACAGTGGCGCTCCTGCCGTGGTCGTTACCTTCGCCGCCGGCAATTGGACTTACCTCGGCGACGAGGTGCTGACCGTCGGGCGCCGCTATATCTGGACCATCGGCAAGCTGCTTGGGGCGGGTGAATACATTTCGCTGAACCCCTTTGCGATGAACTGCCATAACGCTTCAACCGGTGGTGGCTGCGCGCTGGCGGTCGATTACGCCAATGGTCGAATCATGATGTACAGCCTTGCCTTTACGGCCTGGACTGATCAGGGCCACCGCCCATTCCTCTGCGCCAAGTTACTGGCCTGATCCTATTTTTCTGGAGATAACCAATGCCCTGGTACAAATCAGGAACGGTCTCTGTCGCCTTAAATTCGAACGCCGTCATTGGCACCGGGACCGCATTCCTATCTAACGGTCGTGTCGGCGATGCGTTTCGCGGTCCGGATGGCGCCTGGTATGAGGTCACCAACATCGCCAGCGATACGGCGATGTCGATCTCGCCAGTCTACAAAGGGGTCACCAACGCAGCAGGCTCCTACGCCTTGGCGCCCATGCAGGGTTACGTTAAAGATTCGGCGGATGCATTGCGGGCGCTGGTGAATACCTACGGCGCCAAGTTGGCGGCGCTGGGGACGACGGGCAACTATGACATTCTCCCGGTAAGTAAAGGTGGTACTGGCAGGAACACGCTTGGTACATCTGTAGCTTATGACGCAACAACTTCTGCAAATGATGTAACGCCGGGCAGGACAATGCTTGTTGGTTCATATGGTCTTGGTATTCCGGTGGTGCTTAGTCAACCAGACCTTAATACCATCATTACAGGTAAGGAATACTACGTACTAAACGCCACAAATAGCCCAAGCGCAGCGGGTAATGGTTGGCTTTCTGTTTTACCGATCAACTTAACTTATTGTCAGCAACGATTTGTTAACCAAGACACCGGCGGTGTATCGGAGCGAACACTTATTGGTGGTGTATGGACTAACTGGACTGGGCGTGCCAAGCAGGGGGCGAACTCTGACATAACTTCCCTGACTGGGCTGACTACGGCGTTGTCGGTTACACAAGGTGGTACGGGTAGAGGCACAGTTGCTGGATTCTTAGGTGATCTTGTTGTCAACGGTGCCTATTGGAAAGGAAACGTTCTTGGTGTTGTTGGTCAAAGTGGTGGCATCCCGACGGGCGCCATTATTGAGCGCAATTCGAATGCCGGCGGGGAGTGGGTGAAGTTCGCCGACGGCACTCTCATTTGCTGGAGCGGGGGAGCCACTATCACCACCGGTGTTATTGCTGCCAATAACGTTGGCACTGTGGTCACGCTGACCTTGCCGATCGCGTTTGCCAATGCGCAGTTCAATATCATGGCTACCGCTGGACCCAACGGATCGAACGACCATTACGGTGTCACGAACGCCATCCCGAACGGTACCAACGCCATGAACATCGTCATCCGAAACGGGGTGACAGCCCAAACGTTCAACATTCGCTTCATGGTAGTGGGGAGATGGTTCTGATGGATATTTTGCTGGTGCCCCAGCGGCGTGACGACACGCTACAGGTGATCCGACATGGCGACATCCTGATACTGAACGCTCAGTCGTTTGATTTCTCAGGTGTGGGCGAGGGCGACACTTTGCCGCGTGCGGCGATCGGTTCCGAGTGGATCGTCGGCGATGTTGAGAGGAAGGACGGTCAGCTCAGGTTGACCCTCTTGCTGCCGAACCCAAGCAATTACAGCCCGGAGCAGGCTTTTCCGGCGCCGTTGCTGAACGTGCCGGACGGCGACGTTGTGTTCCCTCGGCCACTGCCGCTGGCGCCGGATGACGTAGCGCAAGGATCTGCTCCGCTGGAGTGGCCCGCGCAGGAGGGCAACATTGATTGGTCGCAGTTGGTCACGGCCGAAATGAAAGCGGCGGCGCGGGCCGCCGCCCACTTGGCTGAGGTGAAATCCGAGCTTGCCACCCGAAACAGCGGCGCGGCCACGCAAATTGCGCGGATACAGGATCGAGTTGAAACCCTTGGTTACGGAGTCGACGCTGGCGAAGCCACTGAGGAAGACGAGGCCGAGCAGTCCGCACTGCTGATCAGCCTGAAGGAGTGGAAGAGTTACAAGTTCTCGCTGGGCAAAGTTCCAAGCCAGCCTGCTTGGCCAGCATCACCGGTGTGGCCTGCGGAACCAGCTATCCCAGATATCGAATCCTCCTAGATGTTGTGGGCTCCTAACGAGCGCTGAAAAAGTGCCAACCGAACACCCGCCATTGAGCGGGTATTTTTTTGCCTGGAGAAAAGTTATGCCCGTAACCGATAAAGACCGCGACGTCCTTGCGCATACCCTGTGGGGCGAGGCCCGCGGCGAATCTTTGTTCGGCCAGATTGCTGTGGCCTGGACCATTCGCAACCGCGTGAACGATGGAAAGACCAATTCGTGGTGGGGGGAGGGTTATACCGGCGTGTGCCAGAAGCCCTACCAGTTCAGTTGCTGGAACAGAAACGATCCGAACTACCCCTACCTGAGTGGCGCCAAGCAGATCCCGTTCCGTGAACTGGCGCAGGCGCGAATCTCTGCTGACCAAGTGATAGATGGCAAGGTGCCGGACCCCACTGGCGGTGCTACTCATTATTACGCCACCAGCATCAAGGCGCCGGCTTGGGCGGCGAAGGCGAAGCAGACCCTGAAACTCGGCGGCCACGTCTTCTTCAAGGATGTTCCATGAGTCCGGGCACTTTGAAGCTGGCACTGGCTGGAGTGCTGGCGCTGCTGCTGACCACCGCCGGCGGAATTTGGAAAGTGCAGGACTGGCGCTACGGTAAGCAGCTGGCCGAGCAGTCCGGCACGCATCAGGCAGACCTGACCGCGATCAGTAATGCGGCGGCCGCCCAAGTCAGTGCCGATCAGGACAAGCGGCTGGCGCTCGAGCAGCGCTTGTCGGCAAGTGACCAAACCCATCATGAGGCATTGACTAATGCTCAAAAAGACCAGGCTCGCTTACGCGATCGCCTTGCCACTTCTGATTTGCGGCTGTCAGTCCTTCTCGACGCGGCAGATTCCGCCAGTGGCTGCGCAGTGCCAGCCGGTACCGGCACCGGCGGCATGGTTCATGGAAGAGCGCGCGCCAGACTTGACCCAGCGCATGCTCAACGAATTATCGGAATCACCGACACCGGCGACCAAGGATTGATCGCGCTGGCCGCGTGCCAGGCATACGTCAGGGAAGTGAGTCGTTGAATCACCGGCGCTTGGCTGCTTCCAGATCCCTACGCAGCTTTTCGTTTTGATCCCGGACCAGCGACAGGCTCTGTATTTCTGCCAGTTGTTCTGTGGTTTCCGCTTCGAGGTTGACCATCCAAGTGCGAGCTTTCTTGAGCTCGTCGGATAGCTGGTCATTCATCTTCACCAGGTCGGAAATGTTTGCCCTGGCTACCTGCAGCTGGCGCTTCAAGTCCTGAACGTCTTCCTCGAGCATACTTGCGTAGTGCTTGACGGTTTCGAGTCTGGACGGAGTACCGAGCCAGTCGCTGGTATCTTCGATTTCGTAAGGGTCCATGTTCAGGCCTTGCAAATACTGTTTTTATATACAGTAATCGAGGCGCGACATTTCCGCGAGGGTAAGGCGACGGGAAGTGGTTTTCGGGTGGCAGAACGCCGGAGAGGTCTGGGCCAATTCTTGGGCCAATTTTTCGGGGGAGGGCGGAGCGGTACGGGGAATCTTTGGGAATCTGTCCCTGAATTCAAAGGCCGATTCCCCAATTAGCCCGTGTCGACGTCATAATAAAAATGTCGTGTTTACCCACTTGAAGGGCTGTAGTCGACCCGCCATTGGCAAACGGCCAGGAACGGCCGTTTAGAGCCTGGACATAAATTCGTCTTCTTTTTCGGTGCCCCCCCCGCAGTCTTAAATTTGAAATTGCTTGCGAGCAGCCATCATTTTTCATAGTGTGATGGCTATTGAATTTCACTAATGTCTGCGGGGGAAAAATGATTGTCAAGGAAGAAGCTGAGTT